AGAATCGGTAGCGTTGGCGGACTTGTTGAGTTTTCTAATTTTAACATTATGATATTACTCCTAGTCTTGTTCCTGTAGCCAAATAAGTTATATTGCTATTACCAGTTATAGCTGCACCCGCTGCACCACCGGCGCCGCCACCATAGTAACTGCCACTAGTGCCAGCAGATCCTGCCACACCTAGTGTTCCACCGGCACCTCCAGCTTGCTTGGTGACAGAAAATCTTCCCGGGACTGGGAAAAAGGGTTCAACAGTAACGCCACCACTACCACCACCGCCACCACCACCACCAATAGTTCCATTGTTAGTTAAGGTTAAACTAGCCAATACCTGTAAAGCTAATCCTCCAGAATTACCACCGGTGGGACTATCACCGCTTGGTCCACCAACATTTCCCTGACCGGACGATATGCCTCCGGCTCCACCTGTGGTATTGGTACCAGAGCCACCAGCATAAACCGTACCTTGCCATGTTCCACCTGCACCACCTGAACTATTAACTACACCTGCTCCTCCGCCACCACCACCGCCACCGCCACCGCCTCCATTACCTCCACGGCCAACTATAGATCCGTTGTTTATAATCGCCAAGGTTGATCCTACTGGATAAGTTGAATCAGTAGTAAATGCAGCCGTTGCTGTTGAGGTCGAGCCTACAAATATACCAGCGTTAATTGTAACAGTTGCATTTAATGCTAATACTTGATTCCATCCAGCAGCGATAGCGGCATTTCTTAAATTGTAGTCGTTTGTATTCGAAGCGATAGTTTGATTGAATACAAACTCTGGTGCAACATTAGTTATTGTAGGTGTAAAATTGGTGGAACCAAAATAACTTGGATCAGTTCCATTAAAAAAGGGTTCGCCGCTTGGAAAATAATAATAATAATTTATTGTAGGAATTCCTATAGTGGCTATTTTAAGTCCATTACTAACATTTGTAATAGCTGCTGATTCTAACCCTCCTAAAGCAATTTCTAATTGAGATTTTATATTACTAATTACAGTTGCTTGTGTTACGCCACTTTGATGAGGGTAAATCATATTGTATGTTATTCCGTTTAAAACAACTTGTACATAGGAATATAATGGAAGACCGTATGTATTTGCGGATTGATTATTCCAAGTTCCACGATTATTTGAAAAATCAAAAAGACTGCTTGCGTATTCTCCTGTGTAAAACCAGCCCCAGTACCAAAGTTGATAAGTAGAACCACCGTTATGAGCCAATGGGTAAATCCATTGGTCTGATCCTGTATTATTTGTCATAGTACAAGTTATATCGTTTCCGCTTATAGAAGCCGCCACAGTAAATCCAGAAGTTCCGTAAGGCGAGTCAGTAACGACTGTTCTACCTCCGCCAGCACCACCATTAAGAGCATAATATGCCATTCCTGATACTTGAGCATCGGTATTTGCTGGGCCAGGCCCGTACCCACAAAACGTGCGACTATCATTGTAAGGATCAGGATTATAATAACCATAATAATATGCATGGCCTTCAAAACTAATTGAATTATCAACATTTCTAATCATTGGCGCATGGTTAAAATACATGACAATTAATGTACCACGAGCAACTGATGGAAATGCTTTCATGGTCCATGTTGTAGTAACTGTACCACCATTTATTAAATAATGGCCATTTTGTATTACTCTGGATGTTCCTAATGTGTTGAAATTTCCACCAGATAAACTTGATGGCCAGAAAATATACATATCTGAGTTTGCACGAGGCTGTCCATAGGCATTAAACATACTTACTGGTCCACTTGCCTGTTGCAATAAAGTTCTTACAGAAGAATTAAACAAATCAAGTTGTGCTGTTTCACTAATGTTTAATTGTTTTGCTATTGATTGGCCTGTAATCGATCCAATTAAACTAATTGGGCCTCCAGAATTTAATGGCATTATGGAGTTCCGCCAGCAATAATGTTATTAGCAGAGATGAAGATTCCATTTGCGCCCATTGAAGCAATTACAGTTGCACCATATTTAAATATTAATTTTCCACCAGATTCCAATACAGAAAAATTAGAAGTTGTTAATGAATTTGCTGTGAGAGCTGCCGGAGATGATCCTGTGTTTGCAAAGGTCACACGACCATAAGCATCAACAGAAATAGTTGATAATGTATATGTTCCAGGAACAACACCAGAAACGGATAATCCTTCGGTAGATGTTGATGTACTTGTGCTCGTAGTTGTTGTACTTGTACCAGAATATATGTTATTTGGATAACCTACAGGCACACTATACTGTAAATAATTTTGTAACTTGCTTGTACCAATATTTAAATCTTTAATGAGATACGATGAATTAACACCAAGATTTGAGAACTGAAGAATGGTATTGTAATCTTGAATAAGAGAGATTGGGTTTGTATAGAATGTTGTATCACCAACTCGCCTACTATTCAATAAATCAAATGCTGTTTGAGCCGATGCAATAATAGTATTCATCGAGGCTCGTGATATGTCACTATAGGTATTACTGCCAACTATACTTAAACTGGCATTTAATGTGGTAGCACTACTGGATAATTGTATAACACTATTTGAAACATCTTGTACAACTGCCAAACTGGTAAAATTGCCAAGAATAGGAGCATTGTTTTGAACGCCGTCAACTTGGTTGCAAATTTGTAAAACTTGCCGGCCAATAGACATGGCAATTTGATAATCTGGTGTAGTTAATTTATTTGTTGATTCTGTTGCACCAGACATTCTATTTGTATGATCTGTAAAACTTGATATCTCAATTAGAAGATTATTGGCCAATGCATTCAAAGTATTAGCTTCTATTGGTGCTACGTTATATGTTACTGTTTGAGTATTTGAATATGTGAGCAACTGGTTTGTATAACTTGTCATCAAAGTCAAATTAGCAGAATGTGGATTCTGAAAATAATTTGTTACAGAACTTCCGGACAAATCACTGGCCTGCCAAGTGTATAAAGGACTTGGATAATTTAGCGAAAGCTTTTGACCATCAGTAAGTTCGTTGTTTGCACCAAACTTGGCTGAATCAAAATTGTAATTTAGTCTACCAAAAACACTCATCTATATTCTCACATTAAAGGTGTAGGTAAAGAAGTAACGCCAAAATCTTTACTTAAAACTACATGATTGTGTATGTCATAAATTATACGATCCATTGCCATTGTACGAACTATATCTGTAACCATAATTCCAGATACCCAACCAGGAATAGGATACAAAGGCACAGGAGAACCAGCAGAAATATAACCTGGCGTTACCATGCCTAATGTAGCAAAACATTGTAAGCCAGCGTTAACGTTGCCTAATGCTGAAACACTTTGTGTTGCAGCCACACTACCCGTCACATTCAATTGGCCATCGACATTGATTGCTTGTGCCTGTAAACTAATATCACCAGACGAAGCAATGTCAACATCACCTTTGCCAACTATTTTTGTGGTGCCTTCAACTGTTTGTGTGACATCACCTTTGACTTGTTGAGTAACATTGCCTTCCACTTTCATTAAACTATCACCTTTAATATTAACAAAACAGGCACCTTCAATAGTAATATTACATTGACCAGTAATTTGCACATCTTTATCACCTAAAACAATCTCGTAGCCATTACCATAAATTTTATGAACTTCACCATCAGGTTGCATTTCTAAAAATGTACCTGCACGATGTTGAACACGCACACGTTCTCTATTTGGTGTGTCGTCCATCTCAATTAGATGGCCAGATTCAGATTGTTGTGCCTTATTATAGGGATATTCAGGTGGATTTTCTGAATCTACTACAACCGGTTCTGTCCATGAACTATCTATTGTCATTACTCATCCTATGATAATTGTGGTATTACTGATGCTGTATTTCCGCTGGCCACCACTTCTTGTATATTAATTGCTGATTGCACTTCTGTTTTTAATTCATTCAACACAGCCGTTTGGTCAGTCAACGTGTTAACTACTTGTTGAGCAGCTTTTAATTCAATTGTTGCTTCAGCTAAACATTTTGCCAATAACTCCTGCAATTGTGCTGGCAGGCTTTGTATATATGCGACCAATTGTTGTAGATACTTTATGTATTCTTGATAAGCTCGTATCTCATCAATAATAGGCTCTATTTCTTTTTGAATTAATTTAACTTTTGCTTTTAATGCCAAAGCAAATTCTTTTGCTTCTTCAATAATAGGTGTGCTTGATGTTCCCGCCCACAGTCCTGCTAATGTTGTTCGTATTAATTTAACGATACCCATCACTTGAGATTTAATTACCGCTACATCTTTATTAAGCTCTACAGCCACATTACAAATATGTGTACGATTATTGGCGGCTTTACCTTGAGGAGTATTTGCAACTACACCTCTGGCTGAAGGTGATGTAGTAGGTTGTCCTACTGATTCAACAACAATACCATCCGGTGGTTTAGGTGCCGCAGCAATTTGTGCTGGTGTTCTTGGATCTTGGAATCCACTATCACCACCAGCTGACGCTTTGATACCTGTGTAGATTCCCATAATTGTTGGAGCTTGACTGGAATCACCATCACCAAAGAAACCCATAACATAATCGCCTTCTTTTGGTGTAGCAAAGCTTTGTTGTGAATTTGGTGAAACAAGGCAAGGAGCCCAAGGTAAATCTGCTGTAGGTATTAATTGTTTGTTTTCTGTGTGATGTCCAAAGATACGAACTTGGCACCGACCCATTTTTAAAGGATCATTTCGGCTCTCTACAACACCAATCCACCAATTAAACCCATCTTTTCCAATAAAATTTTCCATTATTCTTTCACCGCATTAGTCCAAACAGAAGAATCATTATTAATATTCATGTAATTCGTTGGCGTACTATCTTTGGCCAATTCTAAAATAGTTTGATATGTGCCTCCAGATTCTATAATATGTCTTACCGCTGTCACCAAATATTTACCAGAATAAAATTTATCCAAATCTTTTGTTGTGTTTGAAGGTTTAAGTGATGGCAAATTAAAATTTACAGTTCTACCGGCCGTAATACCTGGATCTCCTGGTATAGAAGCTTTTAATACTGTGTAGTTAGATAAATTAATTTGAGATGTTCTATTAGGTAAATAAGTTTCAATAAAAATATCTTGAGCAACACCAGCTTCTGCTTGTTTTATGTATGGCACTAATTTTTGATTAGCATTTCCCATTGAAACTTTCAATACACTTTCATATGATTCTTGCTCCGTTTTACCTAAACGATTTTTTAAACTATTTGTAACGCCGCCAGGATTTAAAGATTTGGCCTGTGATTTATATTTTGTGTAATCAAAATTGGTTTTTTTAAATGTACGTGTTAAAGGATCAATTGATATTAATTGATTAGCTAATGTACCAGAAGTAATTTCATTTAGAATATCATATGGTTTGCCCAATTCATATTCTAAAACTGTAATTGTTTCTTCTTGAAAGCTTTGTGTATCATTATCTAAATTTTTGGCCTGATACTTATACGTGGCGTATATGTCATCTTTAATCATTGACTGTATTGACCTAAAATTAAAACCTAATTTAGTTTCAAAAAATAACATATCGGCACCAATGGCACCAGATAATTGTGGTCTGGCGTAAGTTGACAACCAACTAATTGCTTCAAATGGTTTCATACGAGGTACTAAAAAATCATAAACACCAGTTGTTTCTTCAATTGTAGATTGTGATAATCTTTTTTCACCAACTTTTAATTGATCTTTTAAAATATTTTTAATAATGTCGGATATTTTTGTACCTTTATACGATTTGCTAATTTTAATTTGTTCAGATAACATAAGTTCTTCAGAACAAAAATACAATGTATAAACTTCACTATTCATGTTACCAGATGGTTTTCTACCGCTTGATTTGTAAACACGAAACAATTGTTCATTATCATTACGGCCATTTTTTACTTTACCAAAATCAATTTCAATAAATTCGTTGCCGGTTAGTTGCAAAAGTTCAATAAAACCTTGTGAATCAATTATTGTAATATAACCTGATGCAGAAAAACTATAAATGTCCTCATAATAAGACAACTCAACAAGCAATTGCCGAAGTTCAATTCTTTGGCCACTAGCTGTTAAAAGATTTAATGTTCTTAACGAAAAATCTTGAGGATAATACGCACCTGGAGATTCTACAGTATTTGTATCTTCTATCATATTAAGCCATTAATTTTTTAAATTGTGTTTCCATTAGATCAACATAATTAGCATTTAAAATTCTAATATTTCTTTTTGATTCATTTAAATTTAATTCATAATCATAAATACTAACCGCATTACGTTCTGTAGTTACTGATACGGGTCCTGTTGGTAGTGTATATGTTTCAGTTTGTGTGACTGGTAAACTATTGTATGTATTTTCATCGATTCGTACTTTTTTAATATATGTTGTTTGACTATTAACGTCATATTGAGTGATTATTTTTTCATAGTATTCTATTTCAGAATATATATTAATTGAAGAATATTCGTCTGCAAGATACTGTTCAAATGTTGCATAATTCATTGGCCAATCCCATTGAGGATCCAATAGTTGGTTGGCAAATAAAACAATCCAATAACGATATGAATCGCCATAATATTTGTGAGCAATAATTTCTGGAGTATCACCTTCTTGTATATCATAAGTATAATATAATAATGGATCTTTTAATAACTGTGGTATCACACTTGATCTGGCCAATAAATTAGTCATAACTTTTGAGTTACCAGTTGAATCAATGTAAATTATTTTTGGTAGAGTATCGAAATATTGCATTTTTAAAATCCAATTTGAATTTTTTTTCTATCAATGAGGTCAATTTCTTTAAAATTCATTGTTAGTGTTGTTTGTACTGGTGAGCCATCAGGATGTGTTGACCATCCGTTAGGAGCATAATTAACATCAATACCGGTGATCACACTTTCAGCCACCCTTGTAATGTAAGGATTTTCTGAGTTGTTTAAAATAAATTGCAAATCAAATGTTGAAGGAGGTACAAAAAACATACCTGCACCACCAGTAATAATTTGTGGTGCAGCATGTGTTCTGAATAATTGTACTATCTTACGAACATCATTTGCTTCTTGTTGTGAATAAGGTGTAAAAGTAAAAGCCATTTGATACGACCTAAAATCAATACCATCAAATAACAACTGTTGCTGTGGATTAACTGCAAGACCTTGTGTTGATAGTGCTAATTTTGCTGCGTTAGATTGCACGGCCGAAAGACCTAAAGAAGCTAATTTTCCTATCTTAGATATTATTGGCAGTTTTGTTGAAGCCGCACCACCAGCAACTTCTGATGCAACTTGAGCCAAACTTAAATTGTTATATGATGCATCGTATTGAAAATTTACTGTGTCTGGCATATATAAAGAAACTGTAGCCACACTTCTTTTCTTTCTTGGCCGTAATGATTGATTTATTGATGTATCACCACCAAGTAATTTTTTGACCGAATTAAATAATTCACCAACGTCTGTTATGGAAGGTAATTTATATTCTTTAGATTCTTCATATCCAATAGGTGTTATTTCATTAATTGAAAATTTTACAACGTGGGATTTTGTAGAAGAACCTAAATCTCTTGGATACTGTAAAGTATTCAATTTATATTTACTGTCAAACAAAGCACCTAATGGTCCTTTGGTTGTAGTACCAGGTATGCTTACACCACCAATTGAAGTTGGAATAGAAATAATGGCCATTGATTTTTCTTTTTAGATTGAATATACATATTTATATGGCTTACCAAGGAATATTCAGACCAAAGAACCCTAAAAAATATATTGGGGATTCAAATAACATTGTATATCGCTCTTCATGGGAATGTAGGGTGATGAATTGGTTCGACCAGAATGAGGACATTATATCATGGGCAAGTGAAGAATTGATTGTTCCCTATAAATCTCCAATAGATAATCGTTTTCATCGTTACTTTCCAGATTTTATAGTAAAAGTAAAAACCAGAGATGGAACTATGAAAACATTGATGATAGAGGTCAAACCAAAGAAACAGACCATACCACCAGAGCCAAGAAAACGAATCACCAAACAGTACGTAACTGAAGTTACAACATATGGTGTCAATCAGGCGAAATGGAAAGCCGCTCAAGAATACTGTTTAGACCGTGGTTGGGAGTTCAAAATAATGACAGAAGAACATCTAGGACTGTAACTAAATACTTTAATGGAATCTAAACTTACACAATTAGCCAATGCACGTCCAGCTGATATGCAGATTGGCTCAAAAAAATCACTTGAATGGCTGAGCCAGAAGATTGCTGAATTACGAGGCACCTCAAACATACCCGCAGGTATGAGCCGTGAAAGATTTAGACAAGTGGATAGTTTTAGATTGGGTAAATTGTATTGTTTTTACTACGATCCAAAAGGTAAAGAAAGTTTGCCGTATTATGACCGTTTTCCAATGGTATTGGCAATCGAGAAGTATAATGATGGGTTTTTAGGCCTAAACCTTCATTATTTACCATTTAATTATCGGCTGGCATTTTTAGGTAAATTACTTAAATTTGCGGTCCAAGGCGAACCAGGAGAAATTGACAGGTTGAGAGTCACCTATGATATTTTAGTCGCCTCCAGGCGTCTTAAAGAGTTTCGGCCTTGTATTAAACGCTATCTTGCTGGTCACATCCAGTCAAAGATACTTGCCATCCAACCTAATGAGTGGGATATTGCCGCTTTTCTGCCGTTACAGCAGTTTAGGGGTGCCAATTCTGAAAAAGTGTGGCAAGAATCACTAGAAGAAATAAGGAAATAAAATGCCAGGTGGTATCAACGAATTTAAATCGAGTTTTAGGGGTGATGTAGCACGGGTAAATAAATTTGATGTGAATGTTAATATTCCTTTGGTACTAATACCATATATTTCTGGTGCAAGAATATTAAATCTTCGTTGTGAGAATGCTCAATTACCAGGTAGAACATTTGCTACCACAGAGCAAAAAACTTATGGGCCCATTGAGAAATATCCTTATATGACAACATATAATGACATTGATTTAACATTTATTGTTGATGATGATATGCAACAAAAAGTATTATTTGATGCTTGGTTAAACTTTATTAATCCATCATATAACAATCACATTCGTTATAAACAAGAATATGCAACTATTCTCACAGTTAATCAATATGATGTAATGAATAAATTATCTTATTCTGTGAGTTTGTATGATGCCTATCCTATTTCTGTAAATCAAATGGATTTGGATTGGAACGGAGATGGGTACCATAAACTTGGAGTAACTTTTGCATATACTTACTGGAAAAACAATTCTCTACAAGCAGCCGGTATGGAATTGGTTGATGCAGGAATTGCTGCAGTTTCAAGTATTATTAATGGTAGTTCTGTTAATCCATTACCGGTGCCAGATTTATCTGCAACAGATGCCGGTTTATTCTCAGGTGAAAGTTTTGTTAATGCTCCTGGCGGCCCTATTACTGGTGCGGCCAATGAAGATGTTGGGGGCGGAACAATATGGTCAACGGGAGCCGGTTAGTGCTTAAAATTGATTTGAAAAAGGAGATATAAAATGGCTTTGCCAAAACTTGATGTGCCAACTTATGAAATTGATTTACCAGTTTCTAAAAACAAAATTAAATTTAGACCGTTTCTTGTTAAAGAACAACGTAATCTTTTAATGGCTTTAGAATCACAAGATACAAATTCTACACAACAAGCTATTCGTGATATTCTTGTAAATTGCACAATTACAGAAGGTCTTGATATCGATAAATTACCTATTATTGATATTGAATATTACTTTATTAATTTACGAGCCAAGTCTGTTGGTGAAATTGTTGAATCTCGTTATCGTTGTAACAATATTGTAGAAGATAAAGAGTGTGGCAATATTATGGAAAAAAACATTGATTTAACACAAATCAAAGTTCAAGTACCAGAAGATGTCAAACCAGAGATACAATTAACACCACAAATCAGTATTAAAATGAAATATCCTGAATTTGGTGTGGTAAAAGATTCTTTAAAATTTGAAGATATTAATGAAGTAACTTTTAATATGATTGCTGAATCTATTGAACACATTTATGATGGCGAACAATTTTATTACGGACATGAAGCACAACCTGGTGAAATGCTTGAGTTTGTCGAAGGCATGAGCCAAGAACAATTCTCTAAAGTAGAAAAGTTTTTTGATAATCTACCAAAACTAAAAGAAGAAGTTAAAATTACCTGTGATAAGTGTGGATTTAATCACACGATAGAGGTGGAAGGGTTAGAAAGTTTTTTCGGTTAACATTTCGTCATGACAATCTGAGAAATTATTATAAAACGAATTTTTCGTTAATGCAGCACCATAAGTATAGCTTGACCGAACTTGAAAATATGATGCCTTGGGAAAGAGATATCTACATCTCCCTTTTGATACAGTACATTGAAGAAGAAAATCAAAAGATAAAAGAACGCCAAAAGAAAAGACGATAGTAAATGGACTATAAAAAGGCAAAAGACCTTAGAGGTAAATCCTTTTCTGAAAGAATGACAGAAAATTTAATTTCTGGCTCTGGCATTGGTGAATCATTCAAAAAAACACTCTCAGAAAAATCAAAAGCCCGCATGATGGGCATCAAAGAATCATTCGATCCGCTTAACATAGCTAAAAAATTAACTGGCGGTAGTCGTTTGGGGCCAGCTTTGCTTGGCAAAATGATGGGTCGTAGTAAAGAAGATTTACAATATTTTGCTGGTGATCCAAAAAAACAAAGATTAAATCGATCAACAACCACAGGTTTAGATCCAGAAACCTTAAAAGAAACTACTGAATCTTTAGGTAAAATTTATGATTTATTAAAGAAAGATAAAGATAATAAAGTAAATCAAAGAGAAAAAAAAGAAAAGTTTTTGTTTGAACAGGATACTGAAGAAGAACTAAGAAATCAAGAGTTAATTAAGGCTTTGACGGCTCGTAGAAAAAAAACTTCAAAAGAAAAAAGAAAAGAAGAAGTAAAAGAAAAAGAGGCTGAAAGAAAAGAAAAAAAACAAGAAGCTAAAGCACCAGAAAAGCCACCAGCTAAAGCACCAGAAAAGCCACCGGCCAAGGCACCTGAAAAGCCTCCAGCTAAAGCACCGGCCAAAGCACCAGAAAAACCACCAGCTAAAGCACCGGCCAAAGCACCAGAAAAGCCACCAACTGCGGCACCAGCACCTAAACCAGAAGTCAAGCCACCAACAGCCACACCTGCAGCTAAACCAGAAGTCAAGCCACCAACAGCCACACCTGCAGCTAAACCAGAAGTCAAGCCACCAACAGCCGCACCTGCAGCTAAACCTCCAATAATTGGTACGGCGGCCGGTAAGTTGGGTGGTGCTGCAGGCCTGGTTGTTTCTGCACTAGTATCATCAGGTATTGTTTCTTCAAAGGCGCAAGCTAATGTTTTATCTCAAGTAAAATCAGAATCAAATTTCGTACCTAAAAGTGAAAGTTTATTTTATACAAAAGCGGAAGGAATTCAGGGTACTTTTGGAAAAGGAAGAATACCAACATTAGAATTTGCTCAACAATTTGTTTCAAAAAAAGGAGATGACAAAAGTGAACAATTAGCAAATCACGTATATGCAAAAACAGATGGTAATTCTGCGCCAGGTGATGGATGGAAATATCGAGGCCGAGGTTTTTTACAAATTACCGGAAAAAATGCTTATAAGTCATTAGGCGATTATCTTAATGTTGATTTAGTTTCAAATCCGGATTTATTAAATAGTCCTGAAATAGCAGCTAAGTCCATACCTTGGTTTTTTCTTAATTATAAAAAAAATCTAACAAAAGGTGATCCCAAAAGCCTTGAAGATATAGGTTTAGTTAATAAAGCTGTTGGCTTTTCTGATCCCACCGGTGAAAAAGCTAAAAAAAGAGCTGAATTGGCGTCAGAAATTCAATCGATGGATTTAAATTCTGGTTCTCAAATAGACCAAGCATCTAAAGAAAACAAAGATTTAAAAGCTGATATGGCGAATAAAGACAAAGCTCCAATTATTGTAAATAATAATACCACCAACACTCAAGGCAAAGCATCAGCACCAACTTCATCACCAGCAGACGATAGGCCCGCTTACATGAAGAAGGCACAAGGACAATAATGGAATATCAAAAAGCAAAAGACATTCGTGGCACCTCTTTTGGTGATTTAATGGCCAAAAAATTACTTGAAGGTGGAGGTATTGGTGAATCACTTAAAGCTACCGTGTCACAAAAAACTAAAGCAAAAATGACTGGCATTAAAGAGTCATTTGATCCATTAAATATGGCCAAGTTTATGACTGGTGGTTCGTCTTTAGGCCCAGCTTTGTTGGGTAAACTTATGGGTCGTTCTAAAAAAGATATTAAATTTTTTGCCGGCAAAACAAGAAAAGGTAGAGATTCTGCTTCTAAACTAGGAGCGTTAGATGATGATACAGACATTACTTCCATTTTATATAATATTGAAAAATTATTAAGTGAATCTTTAGAATATGATAAAATGCAATCAGATAAAGAAAATAACTTTGCAGAAGAAAAAGAATCAGAAAGATTGCGCCGTCACAAAGAATTAATAGAAGCTATTACTGGCAAAAAATATAGTGGCAAAGCATCAGCAACAACAATGAAAAAAGATGCAGAAGAAGAAGAAAATGACAGCCTTCTTTCCATGTTTGGTTTAAAAGATGTTGCAAAAAGTGCTGTAAAAGCATTAGGTTCTTTAGCTACGTGGGCTGTTGGGCCAATTGG